GCCTTCCATTGCATTGTTCCCTGGATAATATGCAGTAAATATAGCAGGAACTTTTTTACCTGTATTTTTTTTCGTAATACTTTGTGCAGGACCATTTTTCTTTTCATCCTTATTGTTAGTATTTCCACTTGAATATGAGCTTGAAGAATAAGAAGCAAATTCATCTCCATCAACAAGAGTCAAATCCATAAAGTGACTGTTATTTTCAAAAGTATGTTTTACTTTCTCAACTAGCATATAATTTTGAAGTTTAATATCTCCTAGATTTAAAAAAACAGGTACTAAACAACCTGCTCTCACTCTAATATCTCCAAGTGCATTTTTTAAACTTAATGACTTAGTTTTCTTATTATATAGTTTTAGAAGTATATCACACTTTTGTTTTATCTCTGCTTCATTCATATTTTTATCAACTGTCTCAAACATTTGAAGTATTCCCCAACTCCTCATATGCGTTGAGTCTTGAGCAATATACACATCTCTTTTTCCTGTTTCTTCATTATCTCTCACAAGTTTAATCTTTGTGTAAGTATCACTATCAATAGAAGAATTGTAGTCAAAGTCCTCTATGACATCATTGTTCATAACCGTATCAAGTTTCATAGAAGCAACATTCTTTAATGTTAATCTTCCAAAATCATCATAGAGTACATACATTTCCTTTTTCTCTCTTAGAGTATCATCTAGTGCAGTTAAGACCATATCAAAGAGTGTTTTATTTTCTTCAACTCTCGATATTTTATATTTTGTATCTTCTATGACATTGTATTTTAATTTAAAATCTTTAGCTAACATCTTTACAAGTTCACTTGCAGTATGGTTCTCAAGAACATAAGTATCTTTATTTTTAAAATATCTCAACTGGTCGTAAGCAACAATTTTAATGTGATTTTCTTTATCTCTTTTCTTTTGAAATATATATCCATAAAATATGCCTATTCCTTTATAATACAGCCTTACAGAGTTACCTTCACAAAATTGTAATATATCATCCATAACTATTGTAAATTCAAGCTTACTTGGTGTACCTCGTCTTTCAATCTCCCACGTTATCCCATCAAGGACAACTGGTTCGTAGAAATCTTCCCAATGTGCAATAACTAGCCTTACATCCCTATCATTTGCCAGAACTAATTCATCAGCCAAGTTTTAACACCTGCCCTTTGTAAATTGTGTATTTAGGTACTTTTTTACCCTTGTTAGCTTTATCCATCATTGTTTTATTTAACTCATATACCTTCTTATATAATGAACCATTACCAAGTTGCTTCTGACAAATTGACCAAAGAGAATCACCACTTTTGACTGTATAAGTCTTATTACTTGGTGCATTGACTGAATCAACTCGTTTTGGCTCTATCTTTACGCTTGGTCTACCAGTCTCATTAGTTTTTTTAGGTGGAGCAGGAACTAACTTTTTAGTTGAGTAATCTCTATATTGTTTTAACTTTATTGCAACTTTTGTATCTGAGGCATTCTCTGCATCTTCTACTATGTTATATTCTTCTAATGACACTTTCATATTAGTGTTAAATAGTACTTTTCCACCCATTTCCCTCGAGACAATAAATTGGAATGGCTTACAATCAGTTTTTAGTAATTCTAGTTTACTTAAAAAGAATTGAACATCTCTAAATTGACCTCTACAAAAAGGTAATTTATTATGTGTAAATTCTGCTTCAAAACTTATTTCAGATAATCCTTCTTTTTTTAATATATTTACTTCTCCAACATTTATTAAATCAACTGTCTTGTTTTTATTTGTAACTTTAATCTCTAACTTTGGCGGAGGTATTGGTAATTGTACTCCATCTAAATAAAAGTCATAAGCCATTTATATCCCTCCTCTCTAAACTATTCCCTCAGCTGATACAACCATAGCGTCGTTTAATTTTTCTGTTAGTACATTTACTATTCCATCTACATCTGCCTCACTATTTATGTTGTTTGTATTGTTCATGTCAATTTTAATGTTGACTCCTGTAAAACGGTTTATTGTTTCCTGTTCTGCAATGTCTCTAAGATATTTTAAGTCTTCTTGACTTTTATCCATTGTTTTAGCCATCTTTGCAGTATTTCCCGCGGTATCTTTTGCTCCTTTTGCTGCATCGCCCAAAGGTGAGTTTAATCCAGCTGAACCCAATCCATCACCAAGTCCGTATTTTTTATCCCATAAATCGTCTAATCTTAAGTCTTTTTTTGCTTTTTCGGCTATTTTGTTAATGTCAAAAGCATCTTTCAATTTATTTTCTAATTTCTCACCAAATTTGTATCCTCCATCCCACGCTTTACCATAATTAAACCTATCATAATGTAAAGAAGATGGGTCAATTCTTTCTACTTTTATCTTAGCTTCTCCTGCCACTTCATCTGTCCAACCTTGTAACTTATCTGACCATCTGCTCACTGCACTTGCTAAATTTGACCCAAATATTGTATCTATTGCAGATGCTATGCTTTGCAAAATACCTAAAACAGTATCTGCCATTCCAGAAAATAATCTTATAATAGAGCCTAATGGGTCATTAAATACATTTGCTAGAAATTCTGCAAAAGTAGCAAATGTATTCCAAATTAAAGCAACTATATCTATAAGCATGTTACCTGTTGCAACAAAAATATTTCCTATAAAACTTGCTGCAACTGATATTGCTCCTGCAACAACGCCTACCGCAGATATACTTGTATTTGCGAAATGGTTAAAAACTGCAACTCCAACAAATAAAGCTACTACTAAAGCTATTATCCCTGCAACTACCCAAAAAATTGGACATGCTAACATAGCTTCATTTACACCCCATTGCCCAAGTGCATATAATACTAAAGATTTATATCCTTCTACTGTTTGAGTATTTAAAAGCATTTGAGCAAACATCACAACAAATTTAGAAGCTGCAACTAATTTTTCCCACGCCCACATTCCTGCTAAAGCTAAAGAATAAATTGCAATAGCTGCGACAACTCCATAAACAGCAGGCGCAATAATACTCCAATTTTGTGCAAATACATTAGCAATATTCAACGCTTGTGTTATCACCCAACCTAACGCTTGTGCTATCAAGCTAACACATACAATAATAGTGTTTGTAAAAGCTTGAAAAAATGGACTTCCTAATATACTTATAATTCCATTAAAAATGTTAAAAAACACATTCCCTAGAATATATAATCCATTTATAAAATTGTCTATAAAGGTTCGAAATCCCTTGTTAGACATAGCTTGTTCTATTTTTTTCTGTATAACACCAAATATCATGATTGCATTATTTTTAATTGAAGTCCAAATTTGAGAAAATGTATAAGGCATCTTCTCAAACTCTGCATTGGTCTGCTCTGCCGCTGCAAGTAATGAGTTTTTTACAATATCTGCTGTTAACATTCCCTCACTTGCCATGCTTCTAATCTTTCCTATATCCACGTCAAGATAATCGGCAATACTTTGTATTATATTAGGTGCTGACTCAAATACAGCGTTTAATTCCTCTCCTCTAAGTACACCACTTCCCAATCCTTGTGTTAATTGCAGTAATGCTGAATTTGTTTCTTCTGTTGTTGCTCCTGCGATTACAAATTTCTTGTTAAGTTGTTCAGCAAATGCTACTATTTCTTTTGTGCTGCTAAACGCTTTACCTGCGTTCATCCCTACACGTGTTACTATTTTAGCAGTATCCAAATAAGATGCCCTTGCTCTTTCTGCTGATTGAAATATCATTTTATTAAGTCCGCCATCTGATTGTTGACCATCATTTATCATGTTTAAACGGGCATTAGTACTCGTCATTTGGTCGCTTAAATTAATTAAACCGCCAACGCTTCTTAATCCAATATAAGTCGCTACTAATCTTTTAGCATTTGCTACTAATTTATCTGTACTACTTGCAGCCTTATTTATATCCTTATTAAGTCTTCGCTGTTGCCCATCAGCTTCTCTTATTTGTTGTTCTAATCTATCAAACCCAGCTTCTGCACGTGCTAGTTCTTCTCTAGCTGTTCTAATACTATTAGCATCTATAGCATTGCTAGATGTTCTTTGTAATTGCTCGAATGAACTTAATACAATATTCATAGCATTAGTCATGTGTCTAAAAGCAGGTGTCATTCCGTCGAAAATTCGGATAGATGTTTGTATTGTAGCCATTTCCTCACTCTCCTTTCTTAAACCTAAGTACAAAAAAAGAGTAACCAATTTGATTACTCCTTAAGTTATTTTTATTTTATCATTTCTTTTCCATCGAATATGAATGATTTAACATCTTTGCCATCACTTGTGAATATTATTTGAAACTCGCTTCTCATTGTTGCCCCAAATGAATTTTGAGAGTCAACATAAGATTGAACTACTATCTCCTCTTTATTTTTAGAGAACATCCACTTTGTTATATTTGGAAATTTTGCTGTACTTGGTGACTTTAGAACTGCACTAACACCATTTTGACATTGTAATTGCAATGCTGTTTTTTCATCCATTGTAAGAGTATAGTCACTCACTTTAGAAACTACTTTACCATCTTTATAAAAGTCATTGTCAGCCCATCTGACATTGTAAACAGAATTATCTTTGTTCATATATAATATTATATTTTTAGAACCACCAAATTCAATTCTATAACCTTTTTCTCCATCAAAATGTGCATTATCCAACCCTTCATCATGTTTTATGCTTTCAAATTCTTCTATTCCACATTCTTTTAGTATCTTAGCAGTATTTTGAACTTGCTCTGGAGCTAAGTTTGTAACTTTAGATATTTTTTGTTCGTCTTCTGACAATTTAACGTCTTTTTTATCTTTGCTATCGATATTTTTATCTGCTTGCACCTCAGATTCTCCAGTACTCATCTTAGCTGTTTCAGAACTATTTTTAAATGAATCCTTATAAATTAAAAATGTTGATGTGGCACATGCTATAAAAAAATATGCTGCAATAAATCCACTTATAATTTTTAGTTTTTTCTTATTTTTAAATCCATTAGACAATAATTTTATACTTAGCTCCCCTAGAAATGCAGTTATTGTTATTGGAAATATAACAAAAGCAATTATACCAAAAAAGATTTTGTTAAGTGTGTTTAATGATTTAAACTTATTCCACATAATATAATATCCCCCTAAATTATATTCTTTACCAATATTATACTATATTAGTAAAATTTTTACATTATAATCACATCCTTTCAATAAAAAAACACCTACCTGAGTAAGTGTTTTTCAGTATTTTTAATTTTAAGTCCACATAGTTAATCTAAAACTAGTTATTTCATTTGTATATTCCCATGTATTAGTTATATTTACATTCCATATAGTTAATCTAAAACCAAAGATAATATAGAAAAAAGAAATGTCGACCTAGTATATTTACATTCCATATAGTTAATCTAAAACAAGTTTCTAACTAACATACATTCCATATAGTTAATCTAAAACCCACACGCCCAGACTGTATTATCATTTTTTATTATAAATTTACATTCCATATAGTTAATCTAAAACATGGAACTAATAAAAACATTGAAGTTCTATAAGGTGGATTTACATTCCATATAGTTAATCTAAAACCCCAAAATAAACTTAGTATTTCCAATATCTACACATACACACCTCTCTCAAATTTGCAGTGAACCATGAGTAGTGCAATTGATAACATTTATCACACACCCTCAATACCTTGTATTCCAATTGTTAAACTTCAATTTATCGCAAATATTGCTCACTGCAAAATCTCTACATTTTTATTATATCATAAAAATATTATTTTTGAATATCTGTACCAATTTGTGGTATAATAAAAGCAAGGAAATAATTTACTTTATACAAGAGTAGCTATTTCCATCAAAATTGATTTAAAGAATTATTTTTTTAAATCACCCTTATTGGCGTCTGGGTGATTTTTTATTTTGTCATAAATATAAGCTGATATAACACCAGCTAGTATGCTTAATAAAAAACCTATCATATAATTTCACCTCCTTCCTTATTTGGAATTTGGCGTTTAATATGAAAATAATCACCCTTCGCACTTTCGATTATTATCCTTGCTACAATTATTATAACATATAATTATTACATATTTTTCCATTTTTTTTATATAAACAATGAAATTCAAGTAAATAAATACCTACTTATTTATATATATTTTATAAATTAATTGCTTTATAATCAAGTTTTCAATTTTTTAATAAAAATTTTTATTTTTTATTTTATATAAACAATATTTTTTCTAATTTGTGGTATAATAAAAGCAAGAAGAACTACAATCTATTTTGCGGTAGAGTGAAGTTCATAATTAAATGAATCTATTTGAACTTATGGAACTTGATTTTAAAATCAAATTCCCAGCCACTTTTACTCTTGCCACGAGTTGAGTGGCTTTTTACTTTTAGAAATACTTTACAAATTAAGCAAAATATTAAACTAGCAATAACGCCAGCTATTACATTAAGTAAAAAGTTATTCATACTTCCCACCTCCTTTCATTAGGAAGTAGGTTTTATCCCAGTATGAACTCCACTCTATAAATTGTAGATTACATCTTCTTGCTAAAAATATTATAACATATAATTATTACATATTTTACCTATTCTATATTTATTTTTTTATTTTGCTATCTTCTTCGTCCCCTCTTTCTCTCTCTTTCAGCTTCTTTCATTGCTTCCTCTTCATCCTCTATCTTTATAAGTATTGAGGCGGCTGCTAACGCTCTCTCATTAACTTCTAAATTCATATATTCACTTGGCTTCCACTTTAATTTTTGAATACAATAATGAGTGATGCTAGCATCAAAATCGCCACCTCTGATTAGTTTTTTGCTTCTTCTACTTTATCCTCAAAAGATGTATCAAATCCATTGACTTCATTCACTTTTACTGTATAATTGACATACTCACCTGCTGTAAGCATTGTCTTTAATAACTGAGCTTCTCCCATTACTCCATAACTATTTTGGAGTTCGGCATCCTTTAAATCTGGAAATACTGTAGATGCTACACATAATTCAGCTACATAACTATTGTAGTCAATTTCACTTGTATATTGTCCAGTATGCTTACCATTGTTACCAATCACTTTTACTCTTTTAGTACACTTTCTTCTTAGTGCTTCGTCTTCTTCAGATGATAAAACTTTTAATTCCCATTCAACTGGTTTCCCTTCTTTATCTAAAAATCTGTTACTCGCTACATATTTTACATTATCAACCTTTATTGCATTTTGACTTAAAAAAGCACTTAAATTACTCATATTATTCTAATCTCCTTTTATTTTAATTTTTCATATAAAAAATACACATATATAATTTATAAATGTGTATTTTACTCCATTCCTGCCAATAAATTAAATTTTTCTACTAATTCCCAATCCTCAAAAGTGAAATCCATATCTTCATCTAAATACTCACCATCAGCATCAAATTTAGTAATTATTCCACTGTCCATATTACAATCTTTAAGTACTACTGTCTGTCTTCCTACAGCAGATGTAGGGTCTTCATTTGTAACTTGTATGTCAAAATAAATATCCTCACCAGTTTCTTTATATCTGTAAAGTAATTCTCTAAAAATAGAAGTATTATAATGAAATGTTGCACTTCCAGTATTTGTACTCCCAGTTGTTTTATTTCCCTTTGTTGTTCTTCCTAGAATTGGAACTTCACTTTTATTTTTTTCCATTTTAGCCTCTAAATCTATAGCTTGCATAAAATTATATCTTTTGCCTTCTATAGTTATAAAACATTCAGCTTTCTTTGCACTAACTGTATCTTTAGCATTTATTGTTTGAGCCATATTATCACTCTCCTCTCTAATTAACTGAAACAGTCATATAAAGCTTACTCATAGCATTTATTACCTTAACAGCATCAGATACTATGACAGTTTTCTTATCATTTCCAAGCTCTACACTAACATCATCAGTTTTAAAATCTTCTATTGCCCTTATATTCTCTAATTCTTTATGGTGTTTAACAACATCATTCCAGAAACTTATTCTTCCTGCCTTATCATTCGGAACTTTACCTAAATACTTTTCATTAAATAAAGTTGCAATATCATTAGCAATTTGGTCAAGTACTCTAACACTTTGGTTACTTGAAAAATCGTCATTTTTATCATCTGTAAAACTAACAAAAGTATTTATATCCTCTAACACATGAACTTCATCACCAACTTTATGGAATATAAATTTACCAGTTTTTAAAGCTTCTTCAAGTTGTATTTGTGTATAATTAACATCAACATCAAACTCACCATCATACTTTTTATTAGTATTAGATTTATTTATATCGCATCCTGCTATAGCTCCAGCCGCCCAATAAATTAAACTAGATTCTACTAATCCAATCTCTTTAATCTTATTTTCTACAGACACTACACCTTCATAATCTGCATCACTTTTCTTATATAGTACTGTTTGAAACTTAGCTCCTACCTTATCTCTCATTCTCTTTGTAAATTCTACAAATAAACTTTTAATTTCTGTTGTTGTAGCCAAACATCCTAAAGCATTAAAGCTATAGCTTTCTATTTTATCCAAGAAAGCTTGGTACTCTGCTCCTGTCACAGCTTCGCCATTAGTTCCACCAGTAAATACAAGTCCTGCACTTGCTTCTAGTGTTGCATCCTTCTTCCAAGTGATATAGTCATTGTCTTGTAAGTCTGTAATAACCTTTGCTATTTGAGTATCTACCTTCTTATTATCTAAAAGTGTTACAACATCAAACTTAGCATTATCATCTATATTTGTTGTAACTGTTACTTTTAAGTCATTTCCTCTGATACCACTATATTTTGCTGTGGCTATAGTACAACTGGCTTTAACGCCTTTATTTAATTTATAAAAATATCCCAACCTTATATTTTTGAATAAATCTCTCAAACCTTTCAGCTTCTCATGAGTATAATCATATCCAAAATACTTCACTGAATACTTCTCAAAATCATCACTGGTTACTTGAAATACGTCTTCATCTATGCCCCAATCTAACTCTAAAGGTATTGCAACAATACCTCTATCCGATAATGAACTGGTTGCCCTTGTAGCACTTACAAAATTTATATATGCACCAGGTAGGACCTTATTTTGTGTTACAAATGTTCCTCCACCTAAAGCCATCTAACTCACTCCTTTCATAAATTTATTTATTCTATCCTCTACCTCTGAGAAGGAATATAAATCATTTTCTTTTAAAATTGCATTTAATAAATCTTTTCTATTTACATACTTCTTAGAGTTAACTATCTGCTCCTTAGTAAACTTGTAGTTATCTTCTTTGCTTAATGTTTTATTCAAAATTATCACCTCTCTTCAAACCACCGAATAACTCTACTGTATCCATCTTATCTGTGTCATTACTTTTTATAGTAAAGTAGTTATAATCAACAAAGAAGTGAAGAACATTGTCTATAATTTCAAAATTCATATTTGTACCTCTGACTAAATCTCCATCAATTTCTATATACTCTAATTCCTCCAGTAGCATCTCAGCTATCTCATTTATTTCAAAATTCTTATCTTCTGAATGAGGGAAATAATGTACATCAAAAGAATTTTTCTTTAATTCTCTCCCGCTTGGATATGGTGTCTTGCTTGGATTTAAAGGAACAATAAAAAAACAAGGTTCATTAATACCTTGCTCCACATCTTCGCTATAAATTGTATATTTTTCTCCAAACGATTTATCTAACTTTACTGATATTCCATCTATAATATTATTAAGCATCAAACACTCCTTTAAGCAATATTAATAGTTTTTTCTCTATTATCTTATCAACTTGACTTTGTAGTTCCATTTCTGAAATA